TTGTGAACGCATCGAATGACCCTTCAGCGACCGCGCCAAAAACATTTCCTTCAATTGTTATATCGTATGCTGAATATAGCGTCACTATTTTTTTAATGCCCTGCGTCAAAGTATTACAGACCGGCGTAACCGTACAAGCAGAAGTGCCACCAGCAAAAATCCACACCGCAGCGGCACTTTCTTCCGCCGTCATGGTATAAGTAGTCGCACCGACCGTTACAGCATCGGTGTTGATAATCACGATATCCCGCGCTGCGAGTGTTTGTCCTTGCAACTTCCAAATAGCATCGGTCAGTTGGTCGTTGGTTGCGACAGCGGTGTTTGTCGGTGTGCCGCTAGGCAGTGTAGGTATTTCGCCCTGCGGGCCTTGCGCTCCGGTATCGCCTTGGGGGCCTTGCGCTCCAGTCTCGCCCTGAGGGCCTTGCGGGCCTTGCGCTCCAGTCTCGCCCTGCGGGCCTTGCGGACCTTGAGGGCCTTGCGGACCTTGCGGGCCCGGCTCCACTACCGTGACCACATGAGCTTCGCTATTTCCAATAACAACTATGCGCTCCATACTCATGCCCCAAAATATTCTGCGCGAGGTTCGAAGTTGCCCCGCAACAAACGCGTCACAACCCCGCTGGGGGAGACAGCTTCAAACTCGTAATAATACAAATGACCTTCCATAAAGAGCGCTGTCTGTGCTGGGGTTAACGAGACAACGAACTTTCCGTCTACCCCCCCTACAGCGACGCCGGTTGTTTCGTCGAGTATCAGCATCTCGTCTTCTGCGGTCCCCGCTTGAAACCGCGCAGAAAAACCCGTTATATCGACCGGCTCGCACCCTGCGAGCCATACAAAGGGAAATGTGAACGTTGCCCCGGCGTCGAACATCATGTCGTGTGTACCCGCCAACATATCACAGTCCTCCATACGACATGGTACGCGGGCGATGTTCTCGTCGTTCGCGCTCGCGCTTGATCTGGTCACACAACGCGCGAAACTCCTGCTCGAATTGAACGGCGCGCTCGCGGTCGAACGTTTCCGCGTCCTGCTTCCTGTACGCCTGCGCAGCGGCGCCGATGATTAACGCAGGCTGCTGGTGCTCAGGGATCTCGAACGCTGTACTAGCCGCATCAATGTCTTTCAGGGGCAACCTGTACAACACGAGCCGCAACATATCTCCGCAACTGGTTTCGTCGGGGGTCGGGGACAACGTGAGGTACCCGCCGTCCATACCTACAACGGCTACAGAAGGCCTCCCCGTCTGAGTCGCTGGGTAAAAACCGTCCGCAGAAATGTTCTCCTCGTTGTACAGAGGCAGTTTCTTGCCGTCGCTCGCGCGATACACATCCCGTATCTTAAGGATGCGTGGGGACAGTGGGTAATCCGCCACCCCCGCGACAGGCTGCAGATAGGTTAGGTTGGAGCGGGAATCGCCGATACCCCCTGAGTACCGGGCGATATCCTTCTGGGCACGATCGAGAAACTTGTATATCTCCCCGTCAGACCACAGGTACGGTTCCACCTCGTCTCGGACGAAAGTGCGGAACTCGGCAAGCGCGTCTGATGGGGTCACGGGGATTACTCGCCGTCAGCGGCTTTAGGTGCGGCTTTAGGTGCGGCTTTAGGTGCGGCTTTAGGTGCCTCCTCAGGTGCTGCTTCCTGAACAACAGTAGCGCCTTGCGCTAACAAATCTGCTACCGCGGCGTCTGGTACAGCGGCCGCTACGCCGGGCTGCAGATAAAACGCAGGATGAACGGTATTCGTTGCGATGGCGATGGCGCTGATAAGAGTTGTCGTGTTCATACTATATCTCCGTGTGTATTAAAAAAGGCGCGCCCAGTGTAACCCAGAACGCGCCCCTCCGGTACTTACTCCGTTATTACAGCACTACGTCTGCCGCATCGGCGATGTAATAATGAATCGCCACGGTGTAATCGCGGTCAACGGCTGCATCGGCGACGGTGACCTTGACATCCACAGGTGCGGTCGCCGGTGCGGCTACACCGGTAACAGCGGAAACCGCTACACCTGCGGCCAATGTTGCGGCGGCGCGTACAGTTGTGGCGCCAACGGCTACTGCGACAGTCGCCGAGCCAGCACCGGACACAGAAGAAACCTGTAAACCGGTGACTACAGCTTTGGCAGGCAGAGTCGCGATAACGAACCCGTCGGTGTTGGTGTCTTTCGCGTCAACAAGGGCGCCAGTTGTGTCGATGACAGTGTCAGCAACAGCAACTTTTACGCTAACTACGCGCAGGTTCGCTGCGGAGGTAGCCTTTTGCAATGATGGTAAGCTCATATTAACCCCCTATTAAGATTTAGCGTGGCATACGTGGGCGCTGATTACGCCGAAGTCTTGCGGCGCTGCGTCGTTCACGTACTGATTTTTGAACTTCGGACGCAAGAAACCGGCGATCTTCGCTGTCGCGATGCCACACTGGTTGCTATAGTCGAACTTCTCCTCATCCCAAGAAGGCGCGCCGATATCCGCATACGCCAACGCTTGGGCACCGCAGAACAAGATCTGGGAGCCTTTTTTATCGGCGCCGCTGCCATAACCCGTCGATGCATGAGGAACATGCAGGAACTCGTGCAACACAACACCGTCGATCTTCACGCTGTTACCAGTGAACAAGTCGTTCTGATCGCCGCGTGTCTGCGCGTGACGCAAGTTGTCACGGAAAACAGGGTCCTGCTTCAACAGCATCATGGCTTCTGGTGTTAAGAATGCGTGGAAAGTTTCTTCGCCGCCGTTACGCACACCGCGCATGTAGGTTTCACGCGCGTACTTTTTCAGTTCGAGGAACAAATCCCAACAAGGCAAACTGTTTGTACTTGTGAAACCGCCAGCTGTTGTGTTCGCGGCGCCGTTGCCCACAACAAACCCCGTGGTAGAAGTCCAAGCACCTACGCGCTTGGTAGACGGGGCTGTGTTCGCCGCAGCGAACTCGAGTTGGCTGAACTGGCTGTCGGTGCGTGTTGTGCCGTCTGGTTTCAGCGCGTATGACACGCCGCCCAACGTCTGGAACGCCAGCTGGTCAATACGATCGGCCAACCAGTACGCCAAAACGTCGCGCGCCGTTTTACGGAAGTCTACGATCGACTTCTGTTCGGCGATACGACCTTCGCTGCGGTGACCGTGGCGAATCTGGTCGATCTGGATGACCTGGTCATACGACTTGATGGCTTCCTCGTTGCCTTCCAGCAAACGATCGCCTACAACACCGTCGCCTTCCAAATCCGCTACCAGCGTGATAACCGCGCGGGTGCCTTTTTCGGATTTCTTCAGCTCAGTGATGTGCTGGACAAGGCTGTTAGGGCCTTTGCCCAAAAATTTGTTCAGGAAAGACTGTTCGCGAGCCTGTTTCCACAGATCCATCGACCAGACCGTCTTCTGCTCTTCGGTCAGTTTTGCAAAGTTAGTAAGTGCCATACAGGCCTCCGTTAAAAATAATAGGTTTTACGCTGGTTCCGAGTGTCTGTATCGCTAGACTTGCGCTAAAACCGACTATTAGGAGGTCGGGGTCCCCGTTAGTAAGTGCTTTTTAACCTGCAAAGCCAACCGTGTCAACCCCTGGAGCAAGTATCCGACCGCCACAGTAATAAAAAACGCGCCGAAAACGGGTAGTAGCAGCATGTACGCCGCCACTACTACCCACTGCGCGACTTTACAGCGTATCGCCACGGAGCTTCGCCAAGGTGCGTTCGTCGAGCTTGCCGATGTTCTCCGCCGTAATAGACGCCGCTGGAGAAGCACCCGCTCGTCCACCGCCTTGCATCGAAGGGGGTTGGCGCAGAGAGGTGCCGCTGCGGTTATCCGCTTTGGGCGGGGCGCCCAAAACATACCGCGCCGCGCGGGTCAACGCAGTTGCGCGCGCTACGCCCTGTCCAACGAACGCGTTGACCAGTTGGGCTACCTCTTCCGTCGCTTCCCGATCGAATGCGTCGCTCTCGGGGTTCAACGCCGCATAGGACGCCTCAACTTCGATCAGCGTTCGGTCGTACCGCGAGGACTCTACCGCGTTTACCTGCGCATTAGACGCATACGAACGCTGCTCCTCAGCACGCTGGTAGTCACGGAGTTCATTCAGCTGACCGCGTAGCTTACGAGCCTCCTCACGGTCACCGTCTACCAGAGCTTCCTCGTACTTGTCTTCGATTTGGGCGATGGCGCTGCGCACCTCCGCAATCGAAGGCATGTCCGACTTACTGTTGGTACGGCGCATCTGATCTTCCATTTCCTGAATGCGCTGCTCGGCCGCGTCGGCTCGGCTGCGCTCCTTCGAAACGGCCTCGTCAAAACGCGCTTTCGGGATACGAATGTCTTCCTCGCGCCTCTGTTTATCGGGGTCCTCATCGGTGTCTTTGAGGAGTTCATCGAGGTCAATCGATTCTAACTCGTCGTCAAACTGGGTATCTTGGTCGGTGCTCATGGTTGTACTCCATCTTGGTTAGTTTGCGCCCCATCAGTCGGAGGTTCTTCTGAGGGTGTCGTTTGTGGTGTCGGCGCATCCAGTGCCTTGGTAGCCTCCGACTCATACGCTTCGGCGGCTTTTAAGAGACGCTCTGAGTAAGCAGCGGCCTCGTCGTCTTCCATTTGTTTCGCCTGCGCAGCTTGTTCAAGCGCACGGTCCTGTTCTTTCTCGCGCAAACGCATCTGCTCGACAGTAATCTGCGTATCCGCGCTGACGTCAGCGACGTACCGCTTCGCTGCAGCATCCAAGCGCATACGACGTTCTTCGAGTGCGAGCTTCTCGCGGGCGATAACGAGTTCGATCGTGTCGGCTATGCCATCCGCGTCCGCGTCGCCGCCTTCCCCACGGGCTTTTGCCAGTGCTTGCTCGGCCTGGGCCATCTTCAATTTCGCGGCGGCCTCCTTGTCCATCACCTCCGCCTGCAACATGCGCATCTGCAACTCCTGCTGCATCTGCTGCATCTGCTGTTGTTCCGGCGTCATTTCCCCCGCCATCTCCTTCAAAATCTCCGCCTTGTCTTTCAGACGGCTTGCCTGAATGAGGTACTTGTCCGGCAACTGAACGCCGGCTTCTGTACGCAGCCGCAACGCCTGATCATACTGAGTCTCTTCGAACGTGTCTCGGTCCGGCTGATTCGTGATAACCACAGCGTATTCACCCAGCGTCAAATCGTTCAGGATCGTACCGTCCGGCGTCTGCTGGTTAACTGCCATTGTACCTGTATCACCTGTCATGCGGTCGGTAGTAACAACCACGAGGCGCTCCTCCGTGTAGAAGCGCTGGATCAACCCCAAAACGACACTCGCCAGCAGGAAGTCCGAACGATTCAGCGAATCCTGGATATGCGCCGTGCCGGCAGACGAACCTGCCTGGTTCGCCTTTACGGCCTTGGCGGACACGTCCTCGCGAGCGAAACCCGTCATGTAGTCGCTCACGCCGGAGATCGACTTGATGTGTTCTTCCGACTTGTAGCTGATGCGGTCCAACCCCTGCGGCGTAGGGTTCGCTGGGATCTTCTGTATATTGCCCATGTCATCCAGTTCAATGACGACACCGGAAGATGACCCCCGCTCCTCCAACTCTGATAAAGACATATTCTGGAGTGAGTTGCGTTTGACGAAGTACCCGCTGTTCGCTGTGGTATTCACCACGTGTAACTCTTGGCTGGATGTCTTGTTCAACAGCTCTTGTGAACTGAGCAAGTTCTCTACAACCCCCACCGTACGTCCGCGGACGAAGTTGGGGAAGTAGGGGACGATCGTATACTCCTCGTATGGTGACCACTCGTCATACAACACCTCGTCACCGGCGACCACCATCCAGCGAATGCGCTTACGCTTGCGCTTATCTGTACCCAATTGCGGGTTCACCGCAAGATACTGTTGGATACGTTCGGCGGACCAATTCGCAGGCACCGGTCGAATATCTCCGCGCACAGAATCCACGAAAACAGTCTGCTCGTCGACGCAACGAAACTGATAATCCAACACACGTATGTCACGACGCTGCCCACGAGACAACTCGTCAGAGGTAGTCGCTGCGTGCGCTGGATCCGTACCAAATCGATCGTAGGAAGACAGATCCGTCGACGTGTCGTAATCCGACGCGGTCAGATACTGTGCGCGCACGCGCTCGGCTACCTCGTCCCCGTACTGCAGAGCGATGTCGTCTACAGTCTGCCATTCCGTGTACATCACGTCGTTCCACCGCGCAGGGCGATACGAGTCTGCGTCCGGGTCGATCAGCACATTCTTCGGGTTCAACTGTTTGATGCGAACTTCGCCCTGTGCGGAGTCCTCGGTATCTATGCGGACGTCGTAGAAACCTCTACCAGTTACCAATCCATCCAAAAACACGTCACTGCGTACCCACGTCAGGTCGTTGTTGTCGGATATCTGCATAAACACCTTCGTCAGAGCGTCTGCAACCTCCGCCTGCGCGTCCCCTGTGCGCGGTTTGAACGACGTGTCCGTCCGGTTGAATATCTGTGTGCCGAGCAGATTCGATACAACGGGTAAGATCTTGTTGATCGTGAGTGCAGGCCTACCCTGCTCTTTCAATGTGGCGAGATCCCCTTCATCCCACTGTTTCCCCGCGAAGAAATCCTCGCACTTGGACGCTTTCTCTACATACTCCAAATGCCCGTTATCCCGCATATACCGGTAACGTGTCCACACTTGTTCTGCCGTAATCGGTTCGTATCCGCTCATAGTCTCACGCGCTCATAAAAGTTCGTCGTTTGTTCTTAAATCGGTCTTTCCACGACTTCGCTGCTTTCGGGGGGGTCACACGTCTAGGCGCGTTGTCCAACGTTAAGCGGACTGCCCAAGCCAACGCATCCACGATATCGTCATGCGCCCCGCCCGGGAACCGGAGGAGCTCCTGCAGCGTATCCTCCAACCAAGAAGTCCCCGCCAAGAACCACAATTTGCGCTGATCGAGTCTGGCCTGCAACGGACGCGCCCGAACCGCTTTGTCGGATAACGGTTTCAGCACTTGGATACTCGGAAATAGCTTCCGCTCGTTCATCCGCTGGCGTAACACTGGTTCTATCGCCTTCCATATCTGCCCGTCCTCAACACCTAAAATATAAGACCCGCCGCCGACCTTCGAGAAACTCTCTGCGGTGTTCAGCATAGCTTCGACGATATCGAACGTACCGCCTTTCATGCGGTGGATATCCTCGACGACTACAGAACCGGATGGGTCTTGGGTTACTGTCGCTCCGACAGTGTAGTCGTTCTGCTGTTTCGTTCCAATCGCAAAGTCCCAGGCGGTGTAGACGTTGTGGTCGTGCGTTATGGTGTTAGTGGGGAGAAACTGAAACCACTCCTTCTTGAAGTACACCCCCTCATCCGGCACAGGCCGTTGTTGATATAGCGCTGACCAGACCCTCGGGAACATATTCTCCTTGAAGTTCATCACCGTCTTCGTGGAGTACCGATCCTCGTGCAGCGCTCTGTCTTTCTCGCGTAGAAGTGTGTAGTTCTCCGGGACTGGGTCGAGCGGTTCCTGAGTCCGTATGATTTCCCACGTCGTCTCATCACGGTATTCATACCCCTCGTCACTAAGGGCGGGGTAGCGCACGACCTGCCACTGATCCGCGTTGGGTGTAGACGCCATGCGCTGTTGCAGCCGCCCAGCGAGATCGTCGTAGTTCCACCATGTCTGAATAAAAAGCACGCCGCCGCCTGGGGCAAGCCGTGTGTACGCCGTTGACTGATACCAGTAATCGAGGAGCTGGCGGCGGTCCGCGCTATCCGCCTCCTCCATGTTCTTGAGGGGGTCGTCGATAATGAGGATGTGCGCCCCTTTACCTGTGATACCGCCTCCTACACCGGCAGCTTTGAAACCACCGCCTTTCGTCAAGCGCCATGCCTCCGTGGCCTGCGAGGTCGCGTCTAGCTGCGCATCTGGGAACAAAACCTGGTACGCCGGGTCCCGGAGAAGCTCGCGTACTTTTCTGGAGAACTCCATCGGGAGGTCGAGGTTATACCCCACGTTGATAATCTCGTGGTGAGGGAAACGCCCCAAGTGCCACGCCGGGAGTCGTATAGAGGCTAGTTCTGATTTGCCATGGCGCGGGGGGACGAGGAGCATGAGGCGGGGGGATTTCCTGTCGGCAACATCCTGAGAGAATCGCTCAAGCCGCATCGCGATGTCGTTGTGCACCCACCCGATCTGATAGTCGGGGTGCGTGTGTTTAGTGAAGTGGATAAGACGGCGTTTCGCCAACTGTCGGCGTGCAAGCTCCTTGACGACCTGTTCGGCGCGCTGTTCGTCGGTGAGAACTGCGTTATCCACGCACAACCTCGCCTTCAATCGTCTCGCCACCGGCGAGACGAAGGAGCTCTTCGTCAGACAGCTGCATCAGCTTCGCTGAAAAAGCAACCGCGTTACCCGACATATCAACCTTCACCTTCACTGCTTCATAGAAACCGCACATCTTCCCGATCTCCCGCCAACCGGCGACCATGACAGCAGGGTCGCCGTTGATCCTAGCGAGGTCTATGGCCTCTTTGAGACCGTCCAGCACAGTGGCGCGAGTTATCTGGTTTTCCTCCGCTGTGCGCGCTCTGGCGGCGGCTATCATGTCCTTGACATACGGACGCGTAAGCACACTCTCACTACCACCAGAATTCGCTGTCGGGGAAAGCCCAGCGGCTTCGAGAGCAGCTGCCCGTGTCATCCCGGAGGCGATGTTCTCCACGAGAGCACGTACACGCGTGGTGGGTTTACCGACTTTCTTGTCTTGCCCGTTGACCATGCGTATTCTTTTCTTGGCACCTCCTTCTGAGGTGGCTGGGGAGTCCAAAAACTCCACCATCTTTCCGTTATCCGTCTTCCTGTGCCCCCGCGCAACATACCCGCCTTTGTACTGGCCTTTCGGGGGTGCGTTCGGGGAGAGGTGAGGGCGACTAGGGTCTTTTTTAGGGGTAACGTCCGTCATATCGAAGCCGGTGTCGAGTGTAGGGCGCCAATATAACCAAACCCCCCCGAAGAAGGCAACCTGTAGGCGAAAAAAGCTGTGCCTGTGGATAACTCTGTGGATAACTTTGGCGTTTTTGTGGATAACTCGGTTTTTGTGAAATTTTTGTGAAAATTTCGTGAAATTAGACTGTTTTTTCGAAATTTGAAAAATTACGTACTAGGTATTTACCGCAAAATTGTACATTTTTTGTACAATTTCGGCGATTTCCTTACGAAATTTTACCCATTCTTACGAAATCCTTACGAAATTTTTTCAAGATCGTAAGGAGTTATCCACAGGGCAGAACTGAACAAAATCAACGACTTACAGTAACATCCTAACTGCTATTTTATATTTCCTTACGATCTTACGAAATTTTTGGAAAGTTTTTACCATAGATATTTT